ATGGCATCTCGGGACCCGCGTCGTGCGCACGATCGGCATTGATCCCGGCATCGGCGGAGCGATCGCGTGGATCGATCCCGAGCAGGGCGTCTGCATCCACGACATGCCAGTGATGGGTAAACGCAACCTAATCAATGGAGCTGAGGTGGCGCGCATCTTGCGACATGCCAAAGACCGGCTTCCATACGCTCATGTGGTTATCGAGCGCGCGCAATCGATGCCGAAACAGGGCATCGCAAGTGCGTTTGCCTACGGTCGCGGGTTCGGAACCATTGAAGGCGTTGTGTATGCACTGCAGTTGCCGCTCACCTTCATCGCACCAGCCGCCTGGAAGCGCCGCGTCGGAATCGGCTCCGACAAGCGCGAAGCCATCGCGCGCGCCATCCAGCTGCGTCCCGATGCCGCCCCGCTGCTGCAGCGCGTCAAAGACCACGGTCGCGCCGAAGCGCTGTTGATCGCCATCATCCACGGAGGCACCGCATGACCATGCTCCGCTCGACCTGACCGACGGTCGAGCAGCCCGTCTGCCGCGCAAGCCCGGATGCGCAGCAGACTCCATTGCCGGGCCAACAACGAGGACCGACATGCACAACCGACCAACCATAGCGCAGCTGCGAGAGATGACTGCTGAGCAGGTAGCCAACCTGCCCGTCGATCATCTGGCTCTGCTGCTCGAAGATGTCGCTGCACTCAAGGCTGACGCTAAGCATCTTTCCGATCTGCTGCATGACGCTCTGCAGATGCGGTACGGCGAATCCGCCGCTGCGGCGCGGCACGCTGAAAAAAAAGACACGGGACGCGTCCGGCTGGAAGACGGCGATTACCAGGTGATCGTCGACGTGCCGAAGCGCGTCGACTGGGACCAGGCGCTGCTGGAAGAAGCGATCGACACCCTGCGTTCCTGGGGCCAGGATCCGGCTGACTACGTCATCACCGAGATCCGCGTGCCCGAAGCGCGCTTCGCCGCCTGGCCGCCGCCGATCCGCGCGCTCTTCGAACCCGCGCGCACCGTCCACGCAGGCCGAGCATCATTCACTCTCGAACCGAAGGAGACCCGCTGATGGCCATCTCTCTGGCATCGCTTCGTCGCGGCGGTGAAGCACGACCGCCTCGTCTGCTGATCTACGGCGTCGCCGGCATCGGAAAGACCAGCCTCGGCGCTGCAGCACCCAAGCCCGTCTTTCTGCAGACTGAGGACGGCCTCGGAATGCTCGATGCGCCGACGTTTGGCATGCTGCGCAGCTTCAATGAGGTGATCGAAGCACTCGACGCGCTTCAGACCGAAGACCACGATTTCGAGACGGCCGTGATCGACAGCCTGGACTGGCTCGAACCGCTGGTCTGGCAGCACACGGCATTCATGCACAATCATAAGGATATCGAGTCATTTGGATATGGCAAAGGCTACGTGATGGCGCTCGACACCTGGCGCATCGTCCTGGACCGCCTCAACGCGCTGCGAGACCAGCGGAACATGACGATCATCATGCTGGCGCACGCCGAGATCAAGCGCTTTGACAGCCCCGAAACGGAACCCTACGATCGCTATCAGCCCAAGCTGCATCGAAGCGCGTCAGCATTGGTGCAGGAACATGTCGATGCCGTGCTTTTCGCGAACTACCGCATCAGCACGCTGAAAACCGACGTCGGATTCAATAAGCAAGTCGTGCGCGGCGTCGGCGGTGGCGAAGCCCGCGTGCTGCATACGACCGAGCGGCCAGCCTATCTCGCGAAAAATCGTTTTAACATGCCCGAAACAATCCCGCTTTCCTGGCCCGACCTCGCCGCACACCTGACCTTCTACGCCAACCCCAACCCCAACCCAAGGAGCTGATCCATGGCATACCTCAACAACACCTTCGATGCTTCCGCGATTGAACCAAATCAGCCGCTGGAAACGCTGCCACCCGGCCGCTACATCGCTCACATCATCAACAGCGAGATGCGCCCAACGCGCTCCGGCTCGGGTCAATATCTCTGGCTTGAGATGGAAGTCCTGGAAGGACCGTATAAGAACCGTCGCATCTGGGACCAGCTGAACCTGATCAACCCCAATCCGCAGACGGTGGAGATCGCGCAGCGCACGCTGTCGGCGATCTGCCGCGCGGTCGGACAGATGCAGGTCGAAGACAGCGAGCAGCTGCATTTCAAGCCGCTCGCCGTGAGCCTCAAGGTAGAGCCCGCCGGACCGGACAAGACAGGCGTCTGGCGCGATGCGCGGAACCGCGTCAGCGGCTACTCTGCCGTCAACAGCGCCAGCACGCCGGCACCCGCCTCAGCGCCTGCAGCCGCGCCTGCGCCGCGTCCCGCCAATCCGGCCGCACGTCCTGCCGGCGCCGCGGCTGCGGTGCCGCCCGCGCGTCCCAGCCCGCCCGCCACGCCGCCTTGGCGCCGCAACGGCTGATCCTTGGCCGGCAGGCTGTGCGCCTGCCGGCGTCCTCTTTGGATGCGGGATCACGATGGCTGCTCTTCCACCACCACCATCGCCGACCGTCACCGCCATTTACGCGGCCTACGAAGCCGCAGCGGATAGCGGCTACCGTGCGCATCTCGGTGCCTCCCTGATCGGCACGGAATGCGAACGCGCGCTCTGGTACACGTTCCGCTGGGCGACGCGAGCGCGCCACACGGGCCGCATGCTGCGGCTGTTCCAGACCGGGGTGCTCGAAGAAGCCCGGCTCATCGCCGACCTGCGACGCATCGGCGTCACCGTGCTCGACGTCGATCCAGACACCGGCCGCCAGTGGAAGTTGCGTGACGCCTCCGGGCACTTCGGCGGCAGCATGGACGCGGTCGCCAGAGGCTTCCCAGAAGCGCCAAAGACCTGGCACGTCTGCGAGTTCAAGACGCACAACGCAGAGTCGTTCAAAAAGCTGAAATCCGAAGGCGTCGCTGCGGCCAAGCCGCTGCATTGGACGCAGATGCAAGCATACATGCACCTCTCCGGCATCGATCGCGCCTTCTATCTGGCGGTCTGCAAAGACACGGACGAGCTCTACCAGGAGCGCGTCCACTACGACGTCGAAGTCGCGCTGCGGATCCTGGCGAAGGCAGCGCGCATCATCAACGCGCCTCGACCACCGACACGCATCAGCGACGATCCAGCATGGTGGCAGTGTCGCCTTTGCGATCATCACGCGGTCTGTCATGACGGGAGGGTTCCAGAGCGACACTGCCGCTCGTGCCTGCACTCCACGCCCGTCGACGACGGCGCCTGGCACTGCGCGCGCCACAATATCCTGCTGGACAGGCGCACGCAGGAAACCGGCTGCTCAGCGCACCTCTACATCCCGGACCTGATCGCGGGCGAGCAGGTCGACGCCGGCGAGGACTGGGTCGGCTACCGGATGCCTGACGGCAGCGTCTGGTGCGATGGAAGGCCGAATGAACCCGCGACAGGAGATGCACCATGAGCATCTCCCTGCGTCCCTATCAGCAGGCGGCCATCGAAGCACTCTACGACTACTTCTCGGCGAACAGCGGCAACCCGCTGATCGTAATGCCAACAGGCTGCCATGCGGCGGGCACCATGGTTCTGATGCACAACGGCTCGACGAAGCGCGTGGAGGACGTGGTCCCGGGCGACCTGCTGATGGGTCCCGACAGTAAACCGCGTCGTGTCTTGCAACTCGCGCGTGGCCGTGAGCGCATGTGGCGAGTTATTCCAAAACGCGGCGGCGACCCATTCGTCGTCAATGAGGGACACATCCTATCCCTTGCGACAACGAACGAAGGAAAACCGCATCGCTCCGCCCAGAACGGCACGAGGATCGATAACATCTCGATCCGCGAGTACCTCAGCAAGTCAAAGTGGTGGCGGCATCTACGGAAGCTGCGACGTGTTGCGGTCGACTTTCCTGAGCAAACGCCGCCGGAACTCGATCCCTGGACGCTCGGCGTGCTGCTTGGCGACGGGTCGCTCAAACATGGTGTTAAGTTGAGCAACCCTGACGTGGAAGTGCTCGATGGTGTTCGGGCAGAGATGGAACGCCATGGCCTCAGCCAGCGCGCGTATGAAAACGATGGCGGTACCTGCTGGCAAGTTGCGTTTGCAGACGCAAAAGCCAATCGCAGTCATGCTAACCGTGTCACAGCAATATTGCGCAAGCTCGGTCTAGCCGACAATGGCGCAGCAGAAAAGTTCATCCCAGACATCTACAAGCTCGGGAGTCGCAATGTTCGTCTTGAAGTCCTTGCCGGACTTCTAGACACAGACGGCCATCTCTCCAACAAAACATGCTTTGACTACATCAGCAAGTCGAAACGACTCGCGAAGGACGCAACCTTCATCGCGCGCAGCGTCGGTTTGTGCGCGGTCTGCAGACCATGCCAAAAATACGATCAAAACGGCGTCGGCGGTACGTACTGGCGCGTGACCATCTCCGGTGACACGGACATCATCCCGACACGCGTCGCAAGAAAGTGCGCTGCACCACGCCGTCAGAAAAAGAACCCGCTGATCACCGGGTTCGACCTCGAACCACTGGAAGAAAATGACTTCTACGGCTTCGCGCTCGACGGTGACCATCTGTACCTGACCGCCGATTTCACCGTCCACCACAACACGGGAAAATCAGTCGTTATCGCAACATTCATTCGCGAAGCCATCGCCGCATACCACGACACCCGCGTCCTGGTCCTGACGCACGTGCGCGAACTCATCCAGCAGAACTTCCTGGCGATGATGCGCGTCTGGCCGCAGGCCCCCGCAGGCATCTACTCCGCCGGTCTGTCCCGTCGCGACATCCGCGCGCAGATCCTGTTCGCCGGCATCCAGTCCATCTATCGCCACGCGCGCCAGGTGCAGCGCTGCGACCTCGTGCTGATCGACGAAGCACACCTGCTCGGACGCAACGACAGCAGCATGTACCGCTCGTTCCTGAAAGAGCTGAACGAGATCAACGCCGGGCTGCTGAAAGTCATCGGCTTCACCGCCACGCCCTACCGGCTCGACAGCGGGCTGCTCCACGAAGGCAAGGATCGCCTCTTCACCGACATCGCCTACGAGGTCCCGATCCTGCACATGATCGAGCAAGGCTACCTCTGCCCGGTCGTGCCCAAGCAAACCAAAACGCAACTCGATGTCAGCGGCGTCGGCACGCGCGGAGGCGAGTTCATCGCCAAGGAGCTCGAAGCCGCCGTCGATCGCGACGACATCACGCGCGCAGCGGTCCGCGAAATCGTCCAGCACGGCGCCGACCGCGGATCCTGGCTCGTCTTCTGTTCCGGCGTCGATCACGCGCATCACGTGCGCGACGCCATCCGCGAACACGACATCTCCTGCGAAACAATCACCGGCGAGACGCCAACGCCAGAGCGCGACGCGATCATCAACGCCTTCAAAACCGGACGGCTGCGCTGCATCACCAACGCCAACGTCCTGACCACCGGCTTCGACGCACCCGGCGTCGACATGATCGCGCTGCTGCGACCGACGAAGAGCGTTGGACTCTACGTCCAGATGATCGGACGCGGCATGCGGCTCACCGAAGGCAAGGACGATTGCCTCGTGCTCGACTTCGCCGGAAATACGCAACGACACGGTCCCATCGACATGGTCGATGGACGAAAGAGCAAATCGGACAAGACGGGCGAGCCGCCAACCAAGGTTTGCCCGGAATGCGGAACAATCACCGCCATCAACACGCAGCAATGCAAGGAATGCGGATTCGTCTTCCCGCCGCGCGAGATCAAGGTCTCATCGACAGCGGCCGATGACGCGCTGCTGTCGACGCAACTCAAAGCGACCTGGTGCGACGTCACCGGGATCAGCTACGCGCGCCACGAAAAGCTTGGCAAGCCGCCATCCATGCGCGTCACCTACGAGTGCGGCCTCGCACGACACAGCGAGTGGATATGTTTCGAGCACACCGGCTATCCTCGCGAGAAAGCAGTCAGCTGGTGGCGTCGCCGCGCCGGCAATCTGCCGCCGCCAGCGACAGTCAGCGAGGCGCTGCAGCAGACAGACCAGCTTCGCCGACCGATCGCGATCCAGGTCCGACCCGTCGGCAAATACACGGAGATCGTCAACGTGAGGTTCGAGTGAGATGCGCAGCCTGCCGACTCCGCACCGCCCGCGGCTTCGGATGGTTCAACCCGCGCGTCCTACCCTCGACGATCCTCCACGCGTGCTCGATGCGCTGCATGGACATCCTCTGCCGGAGGTGGGGCGTGGTTGACCCGGACGAACACGAGACCGCCGCCATCGCCGCCGCCAGCCCGGTCGCCGGCGAATACCTCGACAGCATCGGCAAGACCGATCTCGCGACGCTCACCGAAGCGGAGTGGCTCACGCTGCTCGAGGTGATCGTCACCGCCTACCAGGACGAACTCGCGCGCCGCCTGGACCGAGCGCGCAACCCGATGGACGCAGGAGACATCCCATGATGCTGCCGTCCTTCATGGCCGA